GTCAAATTTCTTAACAAGATGGCCGATACCAAAAGTAGCGTAACCAAGATGGTCATTATAAATCTTGTACTCACATCCTTCATCCACTTCTAATTGTTCTCTAAGTTGTTCAGTGTTCATATTTATTCTCCTTTGGGTGATGGGGTAAGTTTATGTTCAGTTACGGGCCGAAGACTCTTCTCCCAATCCACAATTAAATTACCAACGGCCATAATTCTTTCATGGTCGCAATTATGTTCTGGAACCGAATGGTATAACCATGCAGGCCAAAGAATTAATTGACTTTTCTGTGGTTTGACTTGTGTAAAAGATTCTGAGTAATATGCATCTGGAAAAACTAATGGAGCACATTTCTTACAACCTTTAATGCAATAGGTGAAACTCCATACATGAGGCCAGTGTTGATGTGACTTAGTAAATTGACCCTTATTATATATCAATCCCCAAGCATCAGCTACATTGTAATCGTACTGTCTAGGATCACCAGACTCATTTGTCGCATTTGCCAGAGGGATTGTCTTAGCAAGACTGATAACCAACTCACCTAACTTCTTAAATGAATCGTAGTTTTTATCCATGTCCCAACGTGTCATATGACACTTGGCAGCAGTCTTCTGTTGTAGTCTGTCACCAGCATCACGAATATCATTTTCCAACACCTCATTAAATTTATCAATATTGGTTCCCTGTAGAGTTTTAACCTTTACAGGGGATTTCATTTTAAACTCTGGCCAACCCTCTTGGGTAGGCTTCACATATATGTTAGTCAATACCAAATCCCATTTTAACTTTGTTAATAAGATAACTTCTTACAAAGCCAGATCGAACAATATCACCAATGTTAAACTCTGTACAATTAAATTCTTCCATAGACTCTAGGATTTTTAGGAAGTCATGTAGTCCATTTTTTTCATTTGTTTTTTGTAAATCAGATTGTCCAAAATCACCACAGAATAAAATCTTAGAATCTTGGCCAACTCTTGTGATAATTGTATCCAGCTCATGAAAGTTTAAATTCTGACATTCATCTACTATAATGATTGCATTATCAAATGTCAACCCCCTTAGAAAAGAAGTTGATAGAAAATACAACGAACCCTGTGCTTTGAGTTTATCGTATAAATTATTAAATGACTGCTCATTGGGCATCTCAAACATGAAGCGAACCATATTCTGATATGGTACTTGATACAGAGCCGACTTATCTTCTTCGTCACCTGGCAGAAAACCAATCTCTCTTGTAGGAATAAGAGATCGAACTAGAATAACTTTATCGTAGGGTTTCTTTAAATCTAGAACATCTTGCATAGCAAGATATAATGAAACAAATGTTTTACCTGTTCCGGCACAACCAAAAAGAAATTGATTTTTATCTTTCTTCCAAGTATCAAAAATAACTTTTTGATTATCTGTGATTGGTTTGATCGGAATGAGGCTTGCAAGACTCACCTCTTTAGTTTGTTGTTTTTTAGACGCCATTTACTTTCTCGCCTTATGTTTCTTATAAATGTTTTCTGCTTGAAGACGTTTCGTACTCTTACTACTACCGTACTTATCAGCCATAGGGGAGTCTGGATGTTTAGATGCAATATTTTTCATAACATCATTAAATGCACTGTCATTCTTTGGTCCTACACCACTGATATGATCACCGACCATTGCTGGTGCATTCCCATGCCATACTCGTTCTAGGCTAGGGTTCTTCTTCATGTATTCATCGTATTCTGCCATGGGCACATTCTCATCGTACTCCATGCCACTTTCTTTATTCAAAAATGTATATACTGGCATTAAAACTCAAACTCCAATTGTTTAGTTGGAACCAATTTTTCCAATCTAAGAATTTTGTCACTTTGCTTAGTGACAGATTCATTTAAAATCTTTATCCTCTTGTAAGCCGCCTGTAGTTGTCCCTGCAACTCTTCTGTTTGAGATTTTAAAATATTTGTCTCATTAAAAATTTTATTGAGTTCCATTTTTTGTCCCTCATTCAACACTGAGTGCAAAGATTCTCTCATATCTTCCTCACTTAGCCTCCGCTTCATGTAGTCCCAATAAGGTTCTCGTTGCATCGTATTTCTCCACAAAAAATACTGGTGTTTCTCGTTTAGTCCACTTTGCAAATCCTGACTTCTCTAGTATATAGTAATTCTGATATGCAAGAACTGTGTCTTCACCTTTGCAGTAATCAGGCATACATTGAGGTGGAGCAGTGAAAGTATCGGTAAGTTGTATAGGAGGCATATTCTTTGGTGTTTTATCCAAAGCACCACGCAATCTGGATGTGGCATGTGTTTTACCATAACGATAGGTATACTCATCCATTAGAGCAACATAGTGTTCCCACAACCACCGATAATTCAACTCACTGGAACGCACCCAAATGGTGCTAGGATGGTTCTTGTGAGCCAACTTGTATAGACCCATCTTCTCAGCATACTTATCGCCATCAAGGACACGATGCGCTGTAGAGAGCATCTGTGCGCTCTCTAGGATCATCTTGACCACATGCTTGTCACACATCATTTGTGCAGCAGTAATGGGGTCACGGTCTAGATAGAAAATATTCATTGGCCATACTTCTCCAAGAGATATTCAGTCACGGTAACACCTTTCTTCTCAGCACATTTGATGATGTATTCTTGACGGCCATCACTTAATTTATCGTAGTCTTTCACTACATCTTTTGAATATTTCAAGTTCATCGGTTGTCTCCACTTCCTTGTAGTTTATCACGTTCCATTCTTGACTTCAATTTATCGACATTCATCTGAGCGATAATCTCTAGGTCATATCCAATATCACTTGCAATTGCTGATATATACCACAGAACATCACCTAGTTCTTTCGCAATCTCATCAAGTTCATTACCATAGTATTCAAAGGTTCCAAATTTACTCATTCGGATATTCTTCTTCACCTTCTCTGCAACTTCTCCAGCTTCACCAGACAACCCTAGTGTTGGATACACTACCTTGGCATTGTCTGGATAGATAGCAGTTGTCTTTGCAAATTCTTGGTATTCGTCAAATGTTCTTATCATTTCTTTTCCCATCTATAGAAAATGTGATCACCAATCTCTGTCGTTCTCACCTTAGTCTTCGCCCAATCCGGTTTGACATAATCAGCATGGTAGTGTGTAGCACCATCAGTTATATCAACGAACTTAATATCATTATGCATGATCAGAGAAGATAAGTCAAGTGCCTTTTTGTAAGCTTCTTCATCTGTTACATCATCTGATTTGCCATCACAATACCAACTGAACTGGCACTTGTTTCTAATAGGAACAGGCTCTCCAGTTTTCCATGACTTTTTCATTTGCGCTTGAAAGACTACCCCACACACAGAGTTTGGAAATCTCTTGTCATTCACTCTGTTGAGTACAACAGCAGAGACAGCAATCATTCCAGCAGTTCCTTGATCTCTTGCCTCATGATACATATTCATTGCGAGACATTTTGTCGATTGCAAATCGTCATAAATTGGTTTTTCTGGTAATGATACTGGGTTAGAGATACCCAACATCATTATTACACTAGCGATTGTTTCATTCAATGCCAAATTCTTCCATAAACATCTTGGTCAGCGGGCCCTGTAAACGATAGGCCTCAACTTCCCAAGGTTGCCTTTCATATTTGGTGGAACCATAATTACGGTACTTGCCGTCCTTACATTTCCACAATTGTTTATAACCACCCTTGAAACGGTCCTTCATGCGGCCGCTTGCGCCCTGCCACACATGGACCATTTCATGGATGATGGTTTCGATAAAATCTACTTTTGAGACAGCCCGGCTTAAACGATGGTCAATATCAATGAAGAAATCACGGTCATCATCACCTTGATAACAAAATCCGTGAGCTCCATCTTCAAATGTTTTCTTGAAAGTAACGTTGATATCCAATACACGATGACGAGGCATCAACGTATCCATGCACCACCAGACAATTTCGTCTGCCAGTTTACGGTCTTTCTTCAGACCACCTTTAATCTCAATACCAATCATAATGACTCTTAACCCCAAACAATTTCATTAGCAGCTATCAATTCACCAGTAACATTCGGGCGTTTCACAACGAACCCGTAGAAGAAACCTTTGGCTTCCTTGTAGGTTTCAAACGTCTTCTCATGGTCATATTTTCCATAAAAGCGATATTTGACTGTTGCAACTGTTTTCTTCATCACCATTTCCTTATTTCTCATCATATATACATAATACCACAAGAAATAAGATATGTCAAGCAAAATCGTAGCGTCTAAGTCATTGATTCATAAAGATTCTCAAAAAAAGTTAGAATCTTTGTTCATGGCCGGGTATAATATCGGAAGAATCTGGTTGCATGTATTCCTCAGTCCAACCAAACGCCTCCTTGACTACGGCATCAGTCAATCCCTTATATTTTCTATGGAGGGCCCCATCCTTCGCATGAATCACGATATCTGCTTCCTCTTCACACAACCCCTCTAGGAGTTGAATAAACATATTCTCACGCCGTAGAGGCGTCAACTTCGGATTTCCACCCTTGATGAAGTGAAATAGAAGTCGTGATTCATGCGTTAGATTCGTATGTTCAGTTCCTTCTGGAGCATCATTTTTTACATATGGAACGTCACCCTCTGGGAGCTCCCATTCGATTGAAGGGTCAAATGACGATTTCAAAATCATCCTTAGAGGGGCCGTATCATGATCCCTCAAAATTTTAACCTTTTGTTCTTTAGTCTTTGCTTTGGCAACTTTCGCCAGCACTTCTGAGATAAGCGGTGTCATATTAAAATTCTCCTATACTATTCATCAGCTCTTGGAGCCTGTTCTCTATAAAGTAATTTAGTAGTTTGCTGCGGTCCCCTTCTGGAGCGTCTTCGTATGCTTTTAAGCACTCTAGAAATAGCTCCTTTGGTGATTCTCTAAGGTCAATTAATTTTTTGTTCCTTTGAAAATTTCGTCGGACTTCATCATTTGGTAACAACTGTTCACACAGTGGGCCTGCCCACTCAGCAATTTTCTTTTTGCTCAATGGTTTCTGTCGTAATCCATCTACAAATGTATTATCAGGCGACAAGACATTTGGAACACCATCACTGGTATCTCCTTTTAGAATATGTTCATAAAGATACTCAGCTGGATCACCATTATTAATAAATTTTTTGGTGATGGGACTATATTGTTTGACGTTGTTATATGTTTGTAACTGAACAAAGTCTTTGTCACCAGACAAAATTAATGTATTACCATTATCAAATTCTAGTTCCAGACAAAGTGCAGCAATGATATCATCAGCCTCTGCACCATATACCTCAAGAACTTTATATGGAAAATTGTTTGTGATCTCTTCTTTGATCATATTAAGACATTCAAAAATATCATCCCAATCGTGACCAGAATTGTTTCTAGTTTTCTTTCTACTAGCTTTGTATTCTGGATAGTAGTCTCTTCTCCAATAGTGTTTAGAATCATAACAGATTACCAACTCACCATATTCTCTAAAGTAACTTTGTCGATACATACGAAGTGAGTTAAGAATCATATGACGAACCATACCCACATCCACACTATCTCTTTTGGTTATATTCAAGTGCATCATCACACTAGCCAGACTAATCTGGTTCATATCAACTAGAATCATTATTATCTCTCAATCTTTTCTCAACGTTATTTACTAAATTAGGAAATTTCTCAAGAACAACACTTTTCCTAACAGTGTTGAAACTTACGGTAATTCGTTTGTTGGATTGATTTTCAGTAGTATGATGATCAACCCAACTAGGAAATATTACCAACGAACCATTAGAAGGATACATATTTACAACTTTTCCTTCGGGAAATGTAAAGATAAGAGGAGCACTTCCATCCTCTACATAAGGATAATACGCACCACTTACCACACTTCCTTCTCTATCGTCCCAAGATTCAACATGCCGATGCCTACCAACCTTGTGACCTTCACCTAAAATATTGAACCAACTAGATGATATGACAGATGCCTCTAACTTCTCATTGGGCCGGATATATTCATTGATGCATTCTTGAATTTTAATCATCAAAGGTTTGAGTTCTTCTTTGAACAAAAATTCTTTATCAATCTCATAACTACTCACTCCAGAAACCAAATGATATTTTACAGCTATTGACTTGTTAATAACCTCAAGACAGCTATCATTATACTTGCTTAAATTGAAATTGTCAATACACATTATAATTTAAAATGAGCGTTGAAACTCATACTCCTACGTTCGCCTTCACTATAGAAAGGATAAACAAAATGTTTGAGATAGGATGGAAACATTAGCATTGTTCCCACCTCTGGTTTAAACTTGATGGTATCGCTTCTCATATCAGAGTTTTCACCATACATAAATTCTATCAATCCATTAGATGGATAGTGATCTGTAAATTCAACATCTAATTCTTCTTGCATCTTCGGTGGTATCTTCAAATAGATCACAGCAGAGAAATCTCCAGTGTGGTGATGATAGGGATTATACTCACCAGCATACTGACTGACAATCCAACTATGTGTTAGATGTATATTGTCCAGTGTTGGCTTCCCTTCTCTGCCTGCAAGTTTATACCATCCGTATGCTCGATTTTTGGAAATGATATATTTGAGATAATCTAAGCATCCTTGTCTCATAACACTAAACAACAAATCACGATCATCAGCATCGTCTACTGGAATTTGAACTTCCTTGCTCACCTTACCAACCAACTTATGTGACCAATCCCACTTTGCGCTCTTCTGTTCACTAGACAGAACATCGTCACCAGCAGCATTGATAATGTCAATAAACCTTTTCGGAACTGTGGTTTCCATTATGGTAGGACTGAAAACTTCTAAAAATTTAGGCTGGTTTTTTAGGGTCTTCTTCTTCATCATCAAATGCCTCCAATAGATCACTTATTCTGTTAGGATCAATATGAAAATCATATCCTGCTGTTTCACCCTCAACAGTTACCGCCTTTGTCTTTGTGAATATTTCCATAACTCTACCCATAGGGCTATGAATCCCCATGTCTCTGTATAACATTCCTCTTACTGACTCGATAATAAAACCAACGTCACGCATAAAAGGCTCATCATTAACTTCAAAGCCATTTTCACCCAAAGTATGAATCAACTGAACTATTGCACCTTCTGTGAGATTATCACAGAACATGATGTTTTCTTGTAATTCTATAATATCATCATCAGGTATTACGATTTCTTTTTTTGACTTCCTTTTCCACGGTCCTTTTATTACGTTTCCGGGCAGGTTTTCTGGGGCTTTGGTTGCCATTGTCTTCTACTCCATTATCCTCATTGTACATCTCTTGAGTGTATACTGCTCCTAACAATGGGTAGTATACACCCACATCGAATTTTGGATCACCCTTTTTAGGGCCTTCAAAATAATAAGCTTGTGCTCTGCACACACGGCCGATTTTCTTTTCTTGGTGTTCACCATAAAATAGATCACACCAATCTCCATCTCGTAGATATCTCTGCATATTACGAACATATGCTTCATGCATTAATTTACGAGCAAGAGCACCTTTTACATTTTTCTTTTCATTCCTACGTTCTCCAGACGCAAGGTCTTTTTGAGTCTTGATCCACTTCTTTACGTTCTTAGGATTTATTGGATAGTCATCTGGTAGGTCACGCAAACTCTCATGAATGTTAGACATACCATAGTCAGGATTCTTTTCAGCCCTGGCAGCCCGTGCCTTTTCAAGACGTTCTGCTGCAGCTGCCTTCTGTTCAT